ATGCAGTTATTGGTTGATTTTAATAATTTATGTATAATGGATTCCGTGGATGACCCATCTTGGAATCCGAAACTCTAGGAGTAAAAGATGGCTACTACCACATCGTCAATTGACCCGACAATTCAACCATTTCTTAATTATGGTTTAACTGAAGCGCAGAGGCTTTATCAAGCTGGTGGCCCTCAGTATTATGGTGGCCCTACGTTTGTAAGCCCATCGACTTCAACCCAAACAGGTTTACAGGCTTTAGAGGCTCGTGCTTCTATGGGTAACCCGTTACTTCAGTCTGCTCAGAATCAACTGCAAAGTACAGTTTCTGGCAACTACTTGAGTGGTAATCCATTCTTTCAAGGTGCGTTTCAACCTGCTGCCCAAGCTGCTCAGACTAAATTTACAGATACTTTGGGTGACATTGCATCTAAGGCTAGTCTAGCGGGGCGTTATGGCTCTGGTGCTATGGGTTCATTGCAAGATCGTGCCGTTGGTGCGTTTGGTCAGCAATTGGCTAACACTGCTGGCACTTTGGCTTATCAGAACTATGCTGATGAAAGAGCAAGACAACAAGCCGCTACGATGGCTGCACCTTCAATGGCTTCTGCTGATTACCAAGACATTCAGAATCTATTGCAAGCTGGTCAAGCGCGTGAAGGCTATACAGGTCAGCAACAACAATCAGACCTTGCTAGATTTAACTTCTTGCAAAACCAACCACAACAGAACTTACAGAATTATCTGTCATTGGTTTATGGTAATCCATTGGGACGAGTTACTAATCAACAATCGTCAGGGCCAAGTGGCTTTCAAAACGCACTAGGTTTAGCGGCTGTTGGTGGTGGTTTATACAAAAATCTAGGTGGTCAACAAGGCATTAGTAACTTGTATAACAGCGCATCTAATTTTCTAAGTGGTGGCCCAGCAATGCAGCAATATAACTCTGCTGTTGACTATGCTAGTACATCTCCAACTGGTAGTTGGCTTGACTTCTAAGGACTAACATGGCTGGACTATTAGACATTTTTGGTACAGGCGGTGCAGACACATTAGGTCTGCTTGGTATGTCACAAGCTGACATTGGGCGTAATCGTGACGATGCACAAGCACAAGCCCTCTACGCATTAGCTGGCAGACTATTTCAAGGAGGGAATACTGGTCAGTCTATTGCTCAAGGATTGCAAGCTGGTCAGCAAGCCTACAAAGGCGGTATGCAAGATGTTATGCAGAGCCAGTTACAAAACTTCCAACTGCAAGAATTATTGCGTAAGCGTAAAGAAGATGAGATGAAGCGTCAGCTAGAGCAACAAGCATTAGCAGAGCGTCAACAAGTTCAGCAACAAGTGCAAAGGGCTTATCAGCCTGAAGTGTTTGCAGATACTCCTTTGACTAACATGATGGGACAGCAGATTGCTGGCCCTAATCAGCCACAAGCTGCTGGCATGGGATTGACTCCACAAATTGTTAATCAATTGATGGCTTCTGAGCAAGGCCAAGCTAAATTGGCTCAGTTGTCTGATTTGATGCCTAAGATTCGTAAGGCTGGACTTGGTGTTGAGCAAAAAGCTGAAGACAATCCTTTCTTGGTATTTACTCAAGACCAAACCATTCCAAAGAATATTAAAACTTTGGCAGACCAATATGCTAAGAGTTGGGCAAGTGGTCGATTAGACCCAGACGTTGCTGATAAACGTGTTTCTGAACTTGCTTCAATGGCACAACGGGCGCAAGATAAAGATACAGCACAAGCTAATTTAAAAGCCCAACAAGACCAAATGGCTGAATTCCGTAGGCAAGGACTTGCTCAGTCTGCTGAAGCTCGTGCATTGCAAGGAGAGATTGCTAAAGGTAATTTGGCTATTCGTGAAGCAGATGCTGCCGCTAAAGCAGAAGAACGAAATAAACCTGTAGCTGAAGCTAAAGAAACATTAAAGCTACTTGACCAAGCTGAAAAACTATTAGATACAGCCACAGGCTCTTTGACTGGTACTGCTGTTGATGTTGTTGCTGGTGCATTGGGTAGTTCTACTAAAGGCGCACAATCTGCGTCTAAGCTAAAAGCTATTCAAGGTGCATTGGTTGCAAAGATGCCAAAAATGTCAGGCCCACAGTCTGATAAAGACGTTTTACTTTATCGTGAGATGGCTGGTCAAATTGGTGATTCAACATTGCCTAACGATACTCGTAAAGCAGCACTTCAAACTATTCGTGAGATTCAAGAGCGTTACGCAAAAGTTCCAGAAGGTTCTAGTAAACCTGCAATGGCCCCTACATCTCCATTTAAGTATTCTCCTGCTAAAGAAGACCGCTATCAGCAATGGCTTAAACAGCAAGGTGGTTAATCATGGATGAATTAGAAGAATTTGAGTTTAGGCGTAGGTATGAGATGGAGAAGTCTTCATCTGTTAAACCTATGTCATGGTCAGAAGTTCCACTTGAAGCCGTAAAGAACTTTGGCCCATCTGTTGCAAATATGGTGGGTGATATTTACCAAGCTGTTACAAGCCCTATCCAAACAACTAAAGCGGTTTTAGACCTTGGTGCTGGCATATTGCAAAACGCATTACCCGAGCGACTTGTTCAATTTGTTGGTGAAGACAAATCAAGTAGAGATTTAGCTTCTAAAGTTGGTCAGCATTATGTGCAACGATATGGTAGTGTAGAAGGTGCTAAAAAAGCATTAGCTACTGACCCTGCTGGGGTTATGGCTGACTTATCTACTGTTCTTACTGGTGGTGCTATGTTGCCTACAAGGGCTGCGCCAGCGTTAGCTACTGCGGCTCGTGCTGTTGACCCATTATTATTGTCTGCTAAAGGTTTGGCTAAAACTGCTGAGATAGGTGGTCAAGGTGTTAAACAAGCACTGGGATTGACTACAGGCGTAGGTGGTGAATCTATTGGTCAAGCCTATAAAGCGGGTTTGGCTGGTGGTGAAGCGGGTGAAGCACTAAAAGCAAATATGCGTGGCAATGTAGAGCAGACTTCTGTTCTTGATGCTGCCAAACAAAACCTTGCAGAACTCGGTCGCCAGCGTCAACAAGCATATCGTGCAAATATGCAAAACATCAAAGGCGATAAATCTATTCTTGATTTCACAGGAATTGATAAAGCTATTACTGATGCTCAATCTAAAGTTGTCTTTAAAGGCAAAATTAAGAATGAAGCTGCTGCACACAAGTTAGCTGAAGTTGAAGCTAAAGTTGCAGACTGGAAATCTTTAGACCCTGCTGACTTTCATACTCCAGAAGGTTTAGATGCTTTAAAACAAAGCATTGGTGAGACTTTAGAGAGTATTCCATTTGAATCTACACAGCAACGTCTTGTTGTCGGTGAAGTTTATAACTCTGTTAAGAATGAAATTAACAAGCAAGCACCAACATACGCCAAGACAATGAAGGCTTATGCTGATGCTAGTGAGCAGATTAAAGAGATTGAAAAAGCATTGTCTTTAGGCAAGAAAGCATCTGTAGATACAGCAATGCGTAAATTGCAATCATTGATGAGAAACAATGTAAATACAAACTATGGGCAACGTATGCGTTTGGCTCAAGAGTTGGAATCTGCTGGTGGTCGCCAGTTGCTACCATCATTGGCAGGTCAATCACTGAATCAACTTGTTCCTCGTGGTATTCAAGGTGCTACAAGTATTCCTACAAGTTTAGGTGCTTTTAGTCTTGGTGGATTGCCATTGACATTAGCTTATGGTGCTGCCTCCTCTCCTCGTTTGGTTGGTGAGGCTGCTTATGGTGCAGGTCGTGTTGCCAAAGGTCTTTTAGACGTTCAAAACAGGATGCCAAACATAGACTATCCCACAATGTTCAATTTGCTTTATCAGGCTGAACAACCAAGAAAATTTAATTTAACTGGTATGGCTAACCCCGACTAAGGACTAACATGGCAAAGACCAAGATTTCAGAATACAGCGCAACCGCTGGCAGTAATACTGACATTAACAGTATTAACTTAGCGGAGGGCATGGCCCCGTCTTTAGTCAACAACGCTATCCGTCAGTTAATGGCGCAGTTAAAAGATTTTCAAGTAGGAACGGCTGGCGACAACGTAACTGTAGGTGGTAACTTAGCGGTTACTGGTACATCTGCCTTTACTGGTGCAATCTCAGCACCTATGACTGCTGGAACGATTGATGGTGTACCGATTGGTGGGACAACCCCTGCTGCGGGTGCGTTTACAACCCTAGCGGCATCTGGCACAACAACCCTTGCGGGTGCTTTGGTTGGTGCAGTAACTCAGGCGGCTTTTAATACTGTTTCAACAACTTTAAATCTTGGTGGTGCAGCGACTGCTTTGAATCTTGGCGCAGCCACAGGAACAGCCACAGTAGCTAACACAACTTTGGCGGCTAAAGCAATCACGGCAAGCACCACTTTGGCGGTAACAGGAACATCCACACTAACTGGTGCTGTAACGGCAACTGCGGGGGTGACAGGCCCGATCACATCTTCTAGCGCAACCATCACAGGTGGAACAATCACTGGCATTACCGATCTGGCGGTAGCTGACGGAGGAACGGGTGCTTCTACAGCAGCAGGTGGGTTGAACAACCTCTTGCCATCACAAACATCTGCTGCCAACAAGTATCTGCAAAGCGATGGCACTAACGCAAGTTGGGATGCGATTACTGTTTCTACGTCTGACATTACAGGAATTTTAGCGGTAGCAAATGGCGGCACAGCAACGGCAACCCCTAGCATTGTGGCGGGTACAAACGTCACAGTCTCAGGCACTTGGCCTAACCAGACCATTTCAGCAGTAGGCACAGGCTTTGGCGATGTGGTTGGCCCAGCTTCTTCTACCAACAACAACCTTGCTGCATTTGATGGAATAACGGGGAAATTACTGAAGGAAGCTGCAACGGTCACAGTAGGGCAAGGTGGTACAGGTCTTTCAACCCTCACAGCCAACAACGTCATATTAGGTAACGGCACTTCAACACCTTTGTTTGTAGCACCAAGCACATCAGGCAACGCTTTAATGAGTAACGGAACAACGTGGGCTTCACAATCCATACCCGTACCATCAGGATCACAGATATATACCGCACTTAACTTTGGAGGATTTTAATCATGGCTGTTACATCAACCCCGATTTTTGCTCAGACACCTTACGCAAAAACACTTACGCTGGTAGCACAGACTGCGTGTACCACTCGTGCGCCAACAGCTACAGCATCACTTGCTGGTGCTAACATCACAGCCTTTGTTCCAGTTTCTACTAACGGACTGAGGATTGATTCAATTCAGGTAAACGCTGTTGGCACAGGTATCACAACCGCCAATGCCGCCAATCTTGTTGATATTTGGCTTTGGGACGGCACGACTGCTTTTATGATTTTGGAGATCGCAGTCACAGCGGTTACGCCTAGCACCACTGCGGCGGCGTTTACTACGACCTACACGTTCCCTGCGCCTTTGGTTATGCCTGCCGCATTTGCTCTGTATGCCAGCACAACAGTGACTACTACTGCGGCTGGCACTGCGTTGCAGGTCACAGCGTTTGGTGGGGCTTACTAAAATGACAACTGTTTCTTCTGCATTTACCTACAATTCGGTGCTACAGCCAAATCTGGTCAGGGCTACGCTGACAAGTGCAGTAGAGCCGACAACTATTACTGGAGTGGCGGTTACTGGAACAATTATCTACGAGATAAATTCTCAGTCGGTTTTGTACGCTACAGCTAGTGCAACAGGTAACTGGACAGTAAACCTCACGTTCTCCAAAGCCCAGTCCTTGAACTCATATCTTGCAACGGGTCAGTCTGTGACTGCGGCTTTTTTAGTCACTCAGGGTACTACTGCTTACTACAACTCTGTGGTGCAAGTAGACGGCACAACTGTGACTCCTAAGTATCAGGGCGGTACAGCGTATGCGTCAGGTAATGCAAGTTCAGTTGATGTGTATATGTACACGATCATCAAGACGGGCAATGCGGCATTTACTGTGTTCACTTCACAGACCAAGTTTGCTTAAAGGAAAACCATGCCATTAGTACAAACAAGGGGTGCGGCTTCTGCTCAAGGTTTTGGTGAGTTTGCACAGGCAACTGCTGTTAACTACATTGAAGATGTGTTTAGCACATACCTTTATCAAGGTACAAGCGCAAATCAAACAATTACCAACGGCATTGACTTATCTACAAAAGGTGGATTAGTTTGGTGTAAAGGTCGCCCTAATGCAGGTTATAGCCATCGTTTATTTGATACTGCTCGTGGTGTAAATAATTCAATAGCTACAGATAGTACCGCTGCCCAATTTACACAGACTAATTCTGTAACAGCTTTTAATACTACAGGCTTTTCTCTTGGCTCTGATGGTAATGGAGAAGTAAACTTTTCTGGTTCTACTTATGTAGGATGGACATTCCGCAAGCAAGCAAAGTTTTTTGATATTGTGACTTACACAGGTACAGGTGCTAACCGTACTATTGCCCACAATCTTGGCTCTGTACCGGGAAGTATTATTATCAAGCGCACAGATGCAACAGCGGCTTGGGCGGTTTACCACAGAAGTTTAGCCAATACGCAATACATGGTGTTAAACACCACAGCAGCAGCAGCCACAGGCGCAACTTATTGGAATAGCACAACACCCACATCTTCAGTGTTTAGCGTAGGCACTAATGCAAGTGTTAACGCAAGTGGCGGTACTTATGTGGCGTACATCTTTGCCCACAACGCAGGAGGCTTTGGTTTAACTGGTACAGACAATGTGATTTCGTGTGGGTCTTATGTTGGGGATGGTACAACAACACAACTAATTAACCTTGGTTTTGAACCGCAATGCATAATGGTAAAAATTTCTAGTCTTACCGATCATTGGTTTTTAGCTGACAATATGCGTGGTTTAGTTAATGGAACTTCTGTTTTAGCAGCATTTAGAGCAAATACAGCCGATGCTGAATTAACAAGTAGTTGGATTGCAAGCCCAACACCTGTTGGTTTCACAACTGGCTCTAGTGTAAGAGACCTTGGAGACACTTATCTCTACATAGCCATTCGTAGAGGCCCAATGAAAGTGCCTACAAGTGGTACTAGTGTGTTTGGTATGTCTGCTAGATCAGGTACAGGTGCAAATGCTACTGTGACAGGCGGTCAAACTGATGATGCTGTGTTGGTTAAGAATCGTGGCTCGGCAGTAGCATCTTTATTTTCTTCACGGCTTACTGGCACAGGCTACCTTGTTACAGCAACCACAGCGGCAGAAGTAGCGGCAGGGGTAACTATACTTCAAGCAAATCCGTGGGATGTCATGGATGGTGTAAAAGTTGGTACTACATCGACAATTACAAATGCAAGTGCAAACACATATATAAATTATTTATTTAAACGTGCGCCATCTTTTATGGATGTGGTTTGCTATACAGGGACGGGAGTTAATAGAACTGTAACGCACAACTTAGGCGCAGTGCCTGAGATTATGATTGTGAAAATGCGAAGTAGTGCTGACGATTGGGGTGTTTACACTGCTACTACTGGAAATACTGGTTCATTGCGTTTGAATACAACTGGTACTTTAATTGTTCAAAGTGTCGTTTGGAATAACACATCTCCAACTGCATCCGTGTTTACTGTCGGCACAAATTCAATGGTCAATGCTAATGCAGATACTTATGTTGCCTACCTATTTGCAACGTGTGCAGGGGTAAGCAAAGTATTCTCATACACGGGTAATGGCTCATCACAGACAATCAACTGTGGCTTTACAGCAGGGTCGAGGTGGATAATGATTAAGCGCACTGACAGCGCAGGCGATTGGTATGTATGGGATAGCGCAAGGGGAATTATTGCAGGGAATGACCCGCACTTATCATTGAACACAATAGCCGCTGAAGTCACTACAGATGATAGTGTTGACACAGACAACACAGGATTCATAGTCAATCAACTTTCTGCAACAGACATTAACGTCACATCTGCAACCTATATTGGCCTTGCCATCGCATAAGGAACACTCATGCAAGTACGAATCAAATCAATAGGACAAGTCATGTACGAAGCAGAGTTTCGTGCATACACAAAAGCCAATGGCGGCCCCTCATGGGACATAACTACAACTGAAGTCTTGGAGGCTTTGGGTGCTGATGTGGTCTTTGAAGGCCCACAAGCTACAGGCGGTACTGTTTACCAATACTCTCAAGCACAAGGTGTAGAGCAATTAGATGGCAAGTGGTACACCAAATATATCCTTGGCCCTGTCTTTACTGATGGTGAAACAACTGCTGCTGAACAAGAAGTAGCTTACAAGGCTTCTAAGGATGCTGAACAAGCTAAGAGTGTTCGTGCCACCCGTGGTGAGAAACTAGCAGATTCTGATTGGACACAAGTAGCTGATGCACCTGTGGACAAAGCAGTATGGGCTACCTATCGTCAAGCATTGCGTGATGTAACTGCACAGAGTGGATTCCCTTGGACTATTACTTGGCCTGATGCACCATGACACAAGAAGCCCTAAGTACAAAGGTAGCGTCAGCAGCTACTTATGGTGGTTCTGGTGCAGCGGTCATCTTTGGTTTAACAGCCAATGAGTTTGCTGCTGTCTCTGGTGTTGTGATTGCTATATGTGGTCTATTGGTAAACATCTACTTTAAGCACCAACATTTAAAAATTGCACAAGCCTCTGCAAAGGCTGATGAGCAAGAAAAATGATGGATTGGCTAGAGACTTTTGTTGCTCTAGCCTTTTTCTTTTGCTTTGTCATGTTCTGTAGTTATATTATTGCTTGGGCATACCCGTGAAATGGTTGCTGATGTCATCAATATTGTTTACATTGGTGGCATCAAGTAAAGAAAAAACTGAATATAGATGCGTGAGATGGGCATGGACAGGTGATGTCTATAGCCGCAAAGTAGTATGCCTTGAGTGGCAAAAGGTAGACAAGAGATGATAGACCCTCTAACAGCCCTTGCAGGGATACAAAACGCTATCAGCATGGTCAAGAAGGCCAGCAAGGTAGCCAATGACTTAGGCTCTCTTGCCCCGATGATTGGCAAGATGTTTGATGCCAAGAGTACCGCTACCAAGGCATTGATTGATGCTAAGAAGAACAAAGGCTCAAACATGGGGACTGCCCTCCAGATTGAGATGGCACTAGAGCAAGCCAGAGCCTTTGAAGAAGAATTAAAAATGCTCTTTATGTCAACAGGCAAGATTGACGTTTGGAACAAGATTAAGGCTCGTCAAGACCAAATGGACATAGATGATGCTAGAGAACTAAGGTCTTTAGCGAAGGCAGAGAAAAAGGCTAAAGAAGAAGAAGAAGAAATGCAAGAATTAGCCATCATCATTGGCGGTGTGGCTTTTGTATTGTTCTTGGTGTTTATTGGTATCTATGAACTGATGGACTTTTGCGAAACCACTAAAAGGTGTGGGCGGTGAATGATGAGAGAACATCGTGAATGAGTACCAGAAGACCTTTGACCTAGCACTCAAGATATTCGTTTATGGATGTGTGGCTTTGTATTTTTTAGGTTTTCTAAAGTTCTTGCCTGACGATTTGTCGGACAAAATTGTTAATCTCCTACTTGGAAAGGTTGGACTTGGTAAATGAAATATCTATTGCTTCTATTACTGCTTGTTGGTTGTGAAGATAGGTATAGATACAAGTGCCAGAATCCTGACAACTTTCATGCAGAGGAATGTCAGAAGCCAAAGTGTTTGTTTACCCAACAATGTCCAGAATACTTAGTTGCACCAATCTTGGAGAAAAAAATCAATGATGTCACAGAAACCAAACCTAACAACTGAAGAATTTGAAGTAAGAGTTTGGGGTTTTGTGGTCATTGTGGTGACCTGTATCCTGTGCTTTATCGTGATTGCTTTGCTCTACTCTGTTACTTTTGTAACGCAACCAATCAAGAGCATGGCCCCGATTGACCAAGCCTATACCAAGATGCTGAACGACATTGTTTTGCTTATCGTAGGCGGTATTGGTGGTGTAATGACCAAGAGAGCAGCAGGTGCGGCTTCTAAGATGTTTAATCCTCCGACACAACCAATGTGTCAACCAATTGGTTATCAAGGCGGTGGCTCATCCTATGCACCTGCTCAATCGGGTTATGGATTACCTAGTCAACCATTCGGTGCTATGCCTATTTGGAAGAATCCAGAACTAGATGAATCATGGACTCCCCCTCCTCCTCCGACTACGCCTCCAGAGCATCTTGAGGATGACCAAGAGCGTGAAGAAATAGCACAAGCAAGAAAAGAGGCTGACTGATGTTACCTATACCTTGGTTAATCGTTGGCGTTCTGGTATCTCTCTTTGGTACATACCGAGTTGGTCACCACTACGGATGGTTAGAGCGTGATGGTGATATGAAGATTGCCATTGCCAAAAAGAATGAGGAGGCTCGTCAGATAGAGCAAAACATGGGTGAGAAACTTAATCAACAATCTCTAAAACTACAGGAAGCCAATGATGCTATCAACAAAAAGACTACTGCTTTATCCATTGCTAATCGTGCTGGCAAGTTGCGCCTCTGCCCCTCCAGTAACGTACAAGCCCCCACAAGTACCCCCGTTGCCAGCGCAGATACAAAAGCAACCAGTGAACCTGACAGACCGACTGACACAGCTTCTGATGCCGAAAGAGCAACCATCGAAGCCATTGCCGAAATAGTTGCACAGGGTGATAGAAATACTATTGCACTCAATGCTTGTGTGGACTCATACAACGAAGTAAGGAATCTCTTAAATGGTAAGCCCTGACCAACTTAAAAAGATGCACATAGACCCATCTCTAGCAGATGCGTTTAATGAGACATTTGATAGATTCGGAATTAGCACACCTGTTCAGCAAGCAAGTTGGATTGGTCAATGTGGGCATGAGTGTGGAAACTTTCGCATCATGGAAGAAAACTTAAACTATCGTGCTGCTACGCTTTTAAAGTTGTTTCCCAGAACACCCAAACGAGCATGGGGTTTTACGCCAGAGGAAGCTGCTGCCTACGAGAAGCAACCACAGCGCATTGCTAACAGAATCTATGGCAATCGTATGGGAAACAGGGATGAAGCGTCTGGGGATGGTTTTCGTTTCCGTGGCTCTGGATTTTTACAGCTAACTGGTCATAGCAACTTCTTCCATGCAGGGCAAGCCTTGGGTGAAGACTTTGTAATGCAACCAGAGTTAGTCAGAACACCTAAGTACGCTGCTATGACAGCAGGTTGGTTCTGGCAGACACACAAGCTAAATCAGTACGCTGATAGCCGTGACTTCTTAATGATGACTAAAAAGATAAATGGAGGCACGATTGGTCTGGATGACAGAATCAAACACATCAATCATGCCTTGGACATTATTGCTTAGACTTCATAACTCGTTGTTGTTTGCCAGAGCGTCCTACTCTAGTTCCAGTAATCTCAATAAAGCCTTTGTCTAGCAAAGCACGATAGCGAGGGGTTACTGATGAATAACGATGCTCTGGTAGTGCCTCTAGCACTTCATCTGAAATACACCCATTAGGAAAGCCTCTAATAGCCTCGTAGACGATTTGCTCTAGCTTGGTGCTATCAACTGTCTGCGCTGCTTCTTTTGAGGTTTCTGGGCTATCTTTACGATGTAGCTTAAATGGTTCAGTACCAAAGAATCTGTCCATCGAATCTTTCATATTGTCGAAAAGGTCTCTCATTACTTTCTCCTTTAGGTGGGGGTACTAACCACTCGTCTGCAAGCAAAAATTGCGTAGCGTTCCCCCCGTTAACTTAAAATGGTAAATCGTCAAATTGTTCTTTGGCTTTCTTGGGCTTATTTAGTGAAGCATCAGCGTTCTTATTCTTGATAGACAAGGACATAAACTTCTG